ATGACGATTGTACTGATTCAACTGTATACCCTATACACATGTAATTACGTTTATAATTACTCTCTTCTTAATTGTAACTATATAGCTTCAAGAGTAATCAATCCCAAACAAGCAAATCCCCCTGATAATATGTTATTATTTTATCATGAAGATGAAAAATAATTTGGCAGGGGAATTAGAATGAAACAACAAGTTTCTGAAAAACTTCAATCTTTGATAAAACCAAAACCTATACTGAAATGGGCGGGCGGAAAACAACAAATGTTAGATGTATTGTTGTCCCAAGTTCCCAAGCAATTCAATCGATATATAGAGCCTTTTTTTGGTGGAGGCGCTTTGTTCTTTGCGCTCGAGCCCAAAAATGCAATTATTTCCGATTCGAATCCTGAGTTAATTAATCTGTATCAAGTAGTTGCTGATAATGTAGAGGAACTTATTTCATTGCTAAAGGAAATGAAGAATGATGAATCATTCTATTATGAGATTCGTGCTCTTAACCCGAAATCATTAACAAGGGTTGAAAGAGCAGCCCGAACTATCTATTTAAATCGAACCTGTTATAACGGATTGTATCGAGTAAATCGAAAAGGACAATTCAATGTTCCATATGGAAAATACAAAAACCCAAAAATTTGCGATGAAGAAAACCTTCGTGCAACTAGCCTTTTACTTCAAAATACTGTAATCGTTGAAGGGGATTATAAAGATGTGTTAAAGGACCATGCAAAACCAGGTGATTTTATTTTTCTTGACCCACCGTACTTGCCTGTTGGAAAGTACTCTGACTTCAAAAGATATACAAAGGAACAGTTTTACGAAGAAGACCATATTGAGTTAGCTCAAGAAGTAGATAGACTCCATGAATTAGGGTGCTACGTTATATTGACAAATTCTAATCATCCCTTGGTTCATGAATTATACGGAAAATATAATATTAGATGTTCTGGTGCTAGTTGAGCCTAACCCCCAACTAGCACCATTATATAAACAAAAAGTATCATACGATATAGATAAAGAAAATTATCCGTGTATCGTAAAAACAAAAAATCCCCTGCCGAGTAGCAGGAGTTAAACAATGATAGCCTGATATCCTTTTTTCTTTAATTCTTCTGCCAGTCGTTCTGCATTTTTCCTATCGCTGAACGCCCCGACTTGGACGCGATACAATTTTTTGTCTGACGCTTTTTGTTGCGGCTGCGCTTTTTTCTTTAGCCCGAATGCCTTTTCAAGGCCAATGACGTGACCATAAGCGATTTGGTGCAGGAACTGCTCTGATTTCAGTTTGGCAGCGTCGTTGGTATTATCGATGAACAAGTTTTCGGTTAAAATGGCCGGCATATTCGTTAAACGAAGCACGGCATAATTCGCGCGTTTCTTGCCGCGATCCGTGAAGTTGCCAATCGCACGAACAATTTCACCATGAATGACATTCTGATATGCGATTGTGTTTGCGTCTTTCGTATTGTTAAAAATGTACGATTCAAAACCAGTGCCGCCCCCGGCGTTGATGTGAACGGAAATGAAGTAGTCAGCTTTTAACTTGTTTGCGATTGCTGCACGCTCTGAAAGTTCAAGAAAACGGTCATCCGTCCGTGTGTAAAGTATTTCAACGCCTTCATACTCTTCAAGCATCTTACCGATATGTTTTACGATAGCAAGCGTCAGGTCTTTTTCCCTCAACCCATTCGCAATAGCACCGGGATCGTGTCCGCCATGGCCAGCATCCAGAACGATCTTCATTTCTTCTCCGCCTCCTTGCTTTTCCCTTTCAACACTTCCACCGCCTGTGTCAGCCGCTCTGGCACGGGTACACCCATACGTCCAGCATTTTCAAAAATACTCAACAATTCATTTGCCATATAAAAAACGATAGTCGCATCGCGGAACATATTTTTTGTTCCAAGTGCGCTATCGACCAAATGAGCCAGTGCAACCATGACAAAAATCATGACCTTCCTGACGATCCCTTTGAATCCGACCTTGCTGGATAAAGTTCCTTCTGTGTATCCCGCCACCATTCCAGTTCCGTAATCAATGATCACCATCCAAAATAATACGAGTAGCAGCCCTGTTGACTCGCCAAATAAATACCCAACCACAGCCCCCAGCGTGACCGCGACGGTCTTGTAAATGATATCGAATCGTTCCATATGTTTCACCTCAATAGCTATCAATGTAAAGATCGTAAGTCAGCTTCATCGTATTTGTGTTCGTTTTTGTGACCGGACTAGGCAAAAGGTTACGCGCACCGATAAAACCAATAGGTGAAATGGTAATAGTTCTTTTTGTCGTATCACCGTTCGACGGAGTAAGATGCCTAATCTCTAAAAACTGTTTATCGTGTTGGCTAAATACAATTGGAAAATAACTATAACTGTTTGAACCTGCAGGTGCAGGTGTATTCTTACTAAAATCCAATGTTGAACGGTCGAGAAAATAATTGTAGCCATTATACACACTCATAAAAAACATGTTTAATTCAGGTAAATAATGTGCTGGGTATATGAGATCTGTTGGTGAAATTGTTGTTGATGAAATCATTCTTACTTCCAAGGGACTAGACAAGTTACTTATATCATACCTTGCCACTTGAAATGGATATGATGATCCAGTGTTTGTTCGAGCACCAATATAAAATTCTTGCCCCGCAATACAGAAAAATTCTTTTGGATATCCAGAAAACGATCTAGTTGTTTGCGATGTTCCTGGAATATTTTTTGACATTCCATTTGTACCAAAACAAAATAAAGTATTAGCAGTAAATACATATATATCCCCATTCGATGCAATATCAAATACATCTATACTTGTTGTATTCAATACCGCATATACTGCTCCATTTGTTATTTCTTTTGTTTGTACATCGAAGTCATACATCAATATCGCGATCTTATTTGATGATGCTTCTCTAGCTGCAAAATATAACTTCCCGTTTTTAAAGCGAGCTAAAATATTATTTAAAAATACATATCCATTCGGGGCAGTAACTTGCACGGTTTTTTTACCTATCACCCCAAAAATTCCGTTAAGGAACGGATCATAATTCCAATATACACTTTGGAACGTTCCATTTGCTGCGTGCGTTGGCCAGTCATAGACAAGGTGAATGTGACCAGGCTTCACAAAACTTTCTGAAGAGTTTAGAGACCCTCTTTTCGTATCGCTACCTGAATATGTTGATTTCTTCCCTGCCCATCCAATCACGCGACCACGCATAATGATTTCATTTTCAGGATCTTCGGGACCGTCATAATCAGTCAAAATGATATTACTCATGGGAAACGATCCAAAATACCAAGGAACATCAAAAATGGTATTGTATTTAGATAAACTGTCCATAGGACCATTATATCTAGGTGAGGTATAACTTGTGTCGAGAGAATCTGCCAAAAAGGCAAACAAAGCCGCTTGTCGTTGTAGTTCCTCCATGATTTTCGAAATAAAGTTCTCACTCTCAATGCGTTCGACGATTTTTCCAGTCCATGCATCAAACAGCTCAACCGTATGCACGCCTCGCACCGTTTTAAAAGGCTTTTCTTTAACGATTTCTAGCACTTCCCCAGTCAAGAAGTTCTGTTTCTTCGCTTTGCTTTGTCGGATCATCTTCCCCCTCCTAGCCCATATTTGTAACAATTATTTCATGTGTTTCAATGTCTCTGTTCATGATCCTGTGATGTTGTTGCATCGATAGCAACATTGGATGATCAATGACAATATGAATAGCTTCGTTGGTTTGAATCGTTGTATACATCCCTTTGTTGAAACGATATATTTCCGCCACACTTGGACGTGGGATATCAGGTGCTAAACCACCTAACAAGTTTTGTGCATAAACGAACATTTGCAAACCGTCCTGGGGAATCTCGAGCGTCCCTGTATCTGTAAACATTTGCACTTCTAACATGCCTGTACCACTAGGCATTTGCGCAATGACAAACGGCAATCCGATCGTATGCCACCCCACAGGTAAATATTGCTTCATTTCTGGTCCGATGTTTGAACCGTTCATCATAATCTTTATCGTAAGCGTCAACGCTACTTTTGCCTGACAAATAAGTAAAAGTCCAATCTGTGCATTCGTACTACCGAAGTTCGTGACACTCATTTGCAGTGGAAACACAGGACCCGTTCCAATGGATTTTGATGAGCCAGATGTAGCATAAAGCAAATCAGGCTGTGCTGCTTGTACATCACTGCTAATACTGTCATTTGAAATGTCTCCCAGCCCTGGCTCTAAAAAACCCAGTTCTATTTCATTTCTCCACGGCTCTTGCGGGTAAACTTTCATGCGTAAAATTCGCGTTGTAACGTCTAGGCGTAAATCTTCGTTGAAAATCCGTACATCGTCCCCAAGATAGAACTTGTCCTCTTCAAGCCCTGTAATGGCTGAGAGGTCGAGAACACTAACTTGATAGCTGATTCTCGGAAACGCCATTTCTTTCAACATGTCCTCGGCATATCTCTTCAAGTTACCAGGCAGTATGAACCGTTCATCTTCAAGGATGTATTCTTTTCTATATTTCTGACGCGCTTCTGAAAGTGGAACGCCTTGCGAAACATACCAATCGTAATTTTCTACATAGTTTTTTCCATCGTTCACTTCTGCGATTGTCAGCCCGTTTTTCCCATACGGGATGATGACTGTAGCTTCAGGTGGGGTGATCGTCCGTTTTACGCTTTTGAGGTTTTTACGATACCTGAATGATGCACCACGATTGCTACCAATCCGCTTCACTAAGTTAATCATTCGATTCATGCTATCCCATTGGATTTCCAACCCTAGAATCTTGGCAACTTGTCGCACCAGCCATAACGCGGTTTTGCGGCTTTCCTTAAGACTGAATATTTCATCTTCATAGCCCGTTTCAATGATGCCAATTTTCCAGCCCGTACCGTTCAAAATTTTCTCCAATCCAGTTCTCAATTCCTCAGTGTTAATTTCAATCGCTGGAAAAACTCTATTGAGCAACTCAATGTACGCTAATTCCGCTGTGACAGCAAAATTAAATTGTCCATTTTCATCCATACCGTCCTCAATTTCTGTGACAATATAGCGCCGATTTTTATATACTAGTTGCCCATCGTATTGAATAAGTCTCGTTTTTGGATCATTGAACGGCATTTCGAAATATAAAATGGATTTGTCATTCAGGAAGTCATCTGTATAGATGTTCTTCGCGTTTTCGAGATACGCAGCAAGCCTCCTATCAAGCGTATATACCCGTATAATATCTCGATACACATTCGAGTGACGTCCTAGCGTCCGAACACCTCTTGCTTCTTCCCATATGGATATACCTATGCTTTTTAGTATCGGCGTTACCTGCTCGTTTTGTGTTTGCAACGTTGCGCGAATCATGAGAGTTTGAAAGTTTTGTACAGCATTCGGTAACGACTCTCCGTTGACCACCTCATACCATTCCACTCCGTCCGTCGATACCTCTACGATCACGGTTGTGCCTACTGGCGCTTCATAGTCAATTATCACTCGGCTTCCCGTTGCGTTTCGCACCATATCATTCGTAATCGTAGCAACCCATGTCCCGCTTGTTCGATACTTTGTTATCGTTGTATCTACGCCAGTGATAGAAAGATTGTCAATATACGCTTGATCGTCATGGCTGCTTACACTTCCGTCTTTGCTATACTGCCATTTAAACGTATATGTCCCCGATGCCAAATCTTTCGCAAAGTGTTTAAAACTTGTATTATTTCCGCTGTCTTTAAATTGTTCGACGCCGTTAATATAAAACCTTAAATAATCATAACCGCTCTCGCTACTAACTAAATAGTCAAATTCAATACGTCCGCCCTGTGGCAAATGAACTGTTATCTCCGTCGCGCTTGCTTGGCTGTCCCCTATATCTTTATTTGTATAAGAATATGATCCACTGGCCTTCCGCGCTGTCGTGCGCTGCCAGTCTCCTATGAATGTAAAATTCCGCTGTTCCCCTTCAAAATCATCTATAATCGTACCAATTCCACCAGTTTGATAGCTTTGAAGCATAAGACCGTTCGGACTTAAAACAAGGTTGTTGATCGTTCCTTGATTCCATTGCTGTCCTTGAAACAGCTTATTCATTTCAGATACAATCAAACGATCCTCCCTCCCTTCTTTCAAAAATATAAAAAGAACGTCATCCCTTTATGTTGCACTGATAATTGTTGCTCGGATTTTATCTGTCGTATTTTGAGCACAAAAATACAACTCTTTCCCATACTCAAGACGGAATTGCTGTCCAGGAGATAAAGGGATCCCTTTTGTGCTATCTACATCACTTTCACCGATGTAAATAGGTTCAACGTTTGCTGCGTCAGCAGTAATAATATATTCAACAATTCGCCCTTGTACAGAAGATAGAGGTATTACTAACTCACTTGTATTAGTGTTTGTCGCTGACTTCGCTATCGACTTCATGTTGTTCGGTGACACTTTTGTGATTTGTAGTATAGTCGGTTGTGCAATATTTACATTGATTGGTGTTACACTATCCACTAAGACAGTCGGTTTATTAACAATATCCACAGAACCAATTTTATTGTTACCTGATGGAAGCCCACTTGTAACATTGATATTCACTGGAGTCGTACTGTCAACACGAACCGTTGGGGTGTTCGCTATATCCACAGATCCAATTTTGTTCGTTCCAGACGGAATCGGTGAGATCAAGACACTTTTAAGTGCGTCGTTTTGCAACGCACTTGGTAGTTTCGCAATCAACGCTTTTAACAATCCGATGACCGTTTGCGCTGTAGCTGGATCCGACGTCGAGCCTAACGCTTCAATGTCAGCGTTCAACGCCTTCATGAACATGTGCCACTTGGCGCCGTCATAATACGACGAGGTTAATTTATTATCTAAATCAGTATTTAAACGTCCATTTTGTTGCGGCATGTGTCATTCCCCTTTACAAATATCGTTCTTGCCAAACAAGACGAATTCGAGCGCGCTGTCCATTTGCACTGCTATATGCAAATGTGTTTCCACCAGGGAAAAACGCACCGAATTCACCATCAATCATCGACAGAATATTATTTTCTGCAGTGTCATATGCCCCAGTTGTAGCAATATCCCGTTCCATGCTTTTCGTTGCTAAAAAGCTCTCTGTGTTGATTTCGATTGCTGAGTTAGGTGTTAGTACGCCGTTATGCAACAGATATTTGTCGTTGATCGTGATTTTTGGGTTTTGAATCTCCCCAAACACTGCTTGGATCATGAACGACGGATAGGTTTCTGCTGTACCATGGTTAGAAATATACTGCACGCTGTTAGAATCCATATCGAACGTTAATTCTCTAGTATCGATGGCATACCGAAACGGCTGACAACGGAAAACAAGTGTAAAGCTCGACAGTGTTTTGCGTACATCAATAGAAAACGAACCAGCTAACTTTCCAATATAATATACATCTGGTTCTTCACTAAGAATTAATTTACTCTCCTGACGAGTAAAAATGCGGGAAAGTTTTCTAATATCCTGTCTCCTTTTTTCTCTCGACTCGTGCGTTATAAGACAATCAATTTCAATTTCACGTGTCCCAAATTCTTTTGGAAACACGAGTGATCCATGACGCCCGGGAACATTTTCATAATTGTCCTCAAATGTCGGCAATGCTGGGTTGCGAAAACGTAAAACCTTAATATTCAATTCTTCCGAACGTATACCGTCAAACTGAAACCACATACTCATCGCAATCCCCTACTTCGTTTTGAGCGCTCGATTATCGTATACAATTCACGTGAAAGTTTTTCAATATCATTGTCGTTTCTAACAACCATATTTTCGATGATGATGTTCGGTCCTGCACTCGAAGCATCCGACATCACGTTACCAACGACGTTCGTTTCAACAACATGTTGAATCGTTGCTGGCTTTATACTTGGTAGAGCGATGTTGCCGATTTGTTGACCAGCTTTTGCTACCCGCTTCGCCATATCGGCAACGCTGTTTTCGGCTAGCTTTGCATCGTCTGTAATCCCAATCGCCAAACCTTGTGACAAATATCCTCCGTATTCCGCAAATAAACGGCTCGGGCTACGAATACCGAAAAAGTCTTTAATTTTATTGGTTAATCCAGAAAGCATCGACTTAACCTTTTCCCATAGCCAATCTGCCATGTTGCTCATACCGTTCCATATGCCACGAAGCAAATCTTTCCCGATTTCTACAAAGCTACTTGCCCAACTTCTTGCGGTGTTTTTGATACCTTCCCATATGTTGACTAACGTATCTCTTACACCGCCAAAGATATTAGAAATTGCGCTTCTTAAACTGTTGAATGTGTTTTGTACAGCAGAAGATAAACTGCTAACGATATTGCTAACGCTCGTTTTAACACCATTCCACACATTCGATAAAAATGAAGCGATTGCATTAAAAATAGTCGTTGCTGCTGTTTTCAACCCGTTCCATACTTCAAAAACAACCGTTTTAATTGTGTTCCAAATAGTCGTAAAAATCGTTTTGTATATGTTGAGTACAGTCGTAAAATACGCTTTTATCCCCTCAAAAATGGCTGTGGCCGCCGTTTTTAGTCCTTCCCAAACCGTTGTGATTACCGTTTTAATACCTTCCCATACGGTTGTAAAAATCGTTTTATAAATGTTGACAATCGTCGTAAAATACGTTTTCAGTCCATCCCAAACTACCACAGCTACTGCCTTTATCCCTTCCCATGTTGCCGATAGAAACGCTTTGATTTCGTCCCAGTTTTTATATAGCACAACACCGATAGCTACTAATCCAGCAATTGCCCCGATCGCAATACCGATCGGACCGGTGATGACAGCTATCGCACTTGAAAAGACTCCTGCCATTCCACCAGCGCTAGCCAACACGCTTGCCAATGCCCCAAACCCTTGCATAGCTGTTCCTACAATTGACAATACAACACCAATGGATGCAACAATCCCGAGCAAAACAGCTGAAATAGCCGCCCCGATTGCTATGAATTGCTTCATTCCGTCTGGAAAGCTATTAAAAGCATTGAATAAACCTTGCAGTGCCTCTGCAACTACACGAATAGCTGGGGCTAATGCATCGCCAATAGAAATTTGTGCCGTTTCAATAGCGCCCCCTAGTTCCTCAAGCGCACCTTTTAAATTGTTCTTCATTTTTTCTGCTGCTTCTTTCGATGCTCCGCTTGAGTTCTGAAGTGATTTCGTCAAGGAGTCTAATTTTTGTGGTCCAGCTTCAATCACGGTGAGCATTCCACTTGCTGCTTCCGTCCCGAAAATAGTGGAAAGCGCTGCAAGTTTTTGTGCATTGCTCATATTTTTTGTTTTCTCAGAAAGCTGGCCAATAATATCCCCGAAAGGTAGCATACGACCTTGTGCATCAGTCACTTGGATGCCTAGTGAAGCTAATGCCTCTCGCGCCTCTTTTGGTGGATCAGATAATCGAATGAGAGCCCCACGCAATGTTGTACCGGCCTGTTCTCCACGGATACCGTTATTCGCCATAATTTCTGTAGCTGCCGCAAGTTCTTCAAGCGAAATTCCTAATGTTTTTGCGATTGGGGCAGCATACTTGAACGTGTACTGCATATCTTGCACACCAGCTGCTGAATCATTTGCCGCTTGTGCTAGAACATCTGCTACTCTTGAAGCCTCGCCCGCTTCAAGACCAAATGCATTGAGTGCTGATGATACTGTGTCAGCAACTAAAGCCATATCTTCTCCCGACGCCTCTGCCGCTGCGATAATCCCTGGCATCGCCGCAAGAATTTGATTTGTGTTGTATCCCATAGCACCCATAATCTCCATACCTTGTGCAACCTCGGTAGCTGACTTGGACGTCGATGAACCAAGATCAAGGGCAGCCTGTTTGAGCTTCTCTAATTCATTCGGCGTTGCCCCTGCAATCGCTCCAACTCGAGAAAGCTGTGCCTCAAAATCCATCGATTTTTTGACAGAAACACCTAATGCACCACTAATTGCTGCACTTGCTACACCGAACGAGGCAGCAATTTGCGCTCCAGACGATTGAAGGTTATTACCCACGTCTTGCAAGCGTTGGCCGGTCTCATTCAACTTGGTTTGTAGTTGTCCCCATGCTGTCGCTTGCTGTTCAATCGTTTGATTTAACTGTCGCAACTGCGCTTCGGTTTCTTTCATTTCCGCGGTCGCTTTGTTGTAGGCGATTAAGAGATCATTCGTTTCCTTCGCATCCGCACCTTTTGCCTTTACGCTTTCATCATATAGTCGCTTTAATTCTGACACTTTCGTTTTCTGTAATTCGAGCGTTTGCGCTAAACTGTTGGCTTTTGTACGCAATTGTTCAGACGTTGAGCCAAAATTTTCGATACCTGCTGTTGCAGCGCGAAATTCGGAGTCAATCACTTTCAACTGCTGGTCAATTTTTTGTAAACTTTGTGTTACCGCTTGCTCCAGCTTAGTAAAGCCGTCCGTTTGCTTTTCAATCTCTTTATTTGTTTGTTGTAACTGTGCCTCTGTCTTTTTCATTTCTGCAACAGCTTTGTTGTAGGCAATAAGCAATTTCTCGGTTTCGGCTGCGTCTTTTCCTTTCGTTTGCGCACTTTCTTCATATCTGCGCTTTAGCTCAGCGACTTTCGCCTCGTGTAACTGTAGCTTTTGCGTGAGGGATTCCGCTTTAATTTGCAATCCTTCCAAACTGTTCTCGAAATCCTTTACACCACCAGTAGCCGCTTTAAACTCCGCGTCAACGAGCCGTATTTTGCGATTGACAGCCTCAATGCTCGTCGTGAAATTTGCACTGTCTAAGCCAAGCGACACTCGCAACGTACCAACTTCCGCCATCGTTTCACCACCTTTACAACAACTGCTCAATCATCAGCCGTTCTTTTCGCGCCTCTTTTTCTTCTGCGTAGTCCAAAATTTCAAAATAAAAACCGATGTCCATCTCATCCACGAGGTACATCGGTATGCCGTTCTTAATGTGCGTTAGGTAAAACTCTTTCACTGCGTCATATGGGTCCATTTCAGACCCCGTTACACGTTTGGGTCGCTCGTTTTCGCCACCCCAATAACTTTATTCATGCAATCCGAAATTGTTGGAATGAGGCGATCCGCCGCAACACCATCGTAAAATTCATCGACCGTAAATTGTCCGTTAAACAGTTCGACAATAAAAGCAATAATGGAATCTAGTGCCTCTACATCAATATTGTTAAAGTCATATTTTTTGCGCAGTTCTAACGCTCGACGAAACATACGTGCTTTGACAAACGGAACAGTAAATGTTTTCTCCTGACCATTTACAAACAATGTAATTTGCATGTTTATCCCTCCATGTTATGAAATTGAAAAAGAGAAAGGGCTTCCCCTTTCCCTTTATGGTGTTGTTGTTTCCTGATACACGGCGCTAAACCAATTTTGAATGACTGTTTGATCTACACCTTGGTCTTTTGTATTCACCGATGCTTTCCATGCTTCATCAAATTCCCGCTTTACAAATTTCCCTTTTAGTGTAGGCGTTTGAAATTCGACCTTATCCCCTTTTGTTTTATATTGCTCTTCCGGTAATTCGAATTTCCCTTTGTATAGCCACACATATTTCTGTCCCCCATTCGAAAGAGGAAGAGCGAACCCAAGCGCAACATATGGGGCTGTATCACCACTTTTTTGAATAACGACACCATCATCATTAATCGTTGCGCCTAACAAAAACGCCTGCATCTCTGTTGAAATGTCATCTACTCCAAATTCCACTTCAATTTCGCCAAGAGACGAAGCAACTTCAGCTGGTCCGTCATCCGCATACAACGTTTCTGTGTTTACCTTCGGGCTAATTTTTGCTTCAATGGCTTTCGCCAATCGCTTCGGCGTATCGTACTGAACACCAGTGAAATCGTCTTTAATCAACTTAGCCACATATGGATGCTTTAAACCGATTACTGCCATCGTATTCCCTCCTAACAAATATAAGAAAATCGAATTGCTTTATGGTACGTTTTTGTTTCTTGCTCAAATAAATCCACTTCAGATGTGCGACGAAATCCTGCTGCTATCATTCGCTCTTTCACTTGCTGAACTATTGATGTGTAGTCGCCTTTTGACCACACATCGACTTGTATTAAATGAGCTGTTTGCTGTTCTTCATCGTCTGCATTTAGTGCTGAAAACTGGTTGTATTCAAAAAAGGTGATATAAGTCGTTGCTGTACCGCTGTACGTTTGAAACGCAACAGGAACACCAACATGTTTCAGTGTCTCGATAATCATCTTGTTTAAGCTCATAACCCCAACTCCCGCCGAATGACATCGGCCATTTCATCTTGCACACGATCGATGTTTTCCTCAAAAGCTGGTTGCAAAAAAGGATGAGGGTCTGCTTTCGGATATTTTCGCCCTTTTTTCTCTCCCGCTTTTCGACCGAATTCGACAAACAATCCATAAAAACGATCGCGATCTGGTCCGATATCTACTGTTCCATCTTCTTTGATATCAGAAATGACAATGTTTTCGGCTAGCTTTCCCGTATCGCGTGGCGCTTTCTCCGATGCCGCCTGTTGAATCACTTCAGCGCCAGCAAGCAGAGCATCCTTTTTGACTTGTTCGGCTTCCGTTCCAATCTGTTCAAGCTGACGTAATAGTTCTTGCATTCCGTGAAGTTCGAGTCCCATCACATCACCTCTTTCGCGATGATGGTCAGAATAATGTTTCGCTCATCATCATTGATGACAGAAAGAATTTCAAATGCCCTGTCCTTGTATTTGATACGCATATCCGGAGTGATACCAGACGTATATCGAATTACAAAACGGACTGTATTCTCGTTCTGTGTTGCTGCAGCTTCGTAGTATTCGCGACCTTGAAGCGTCTTTATCATCGCCCATACAGTTTTTACGTCAGTCCATCGCTGGCTGTCTTCAAGAGGAAATCCATTTTCATTTACTGCGTTCTCGTCGTATTGCTGAAAGGTGATGCGGTGACGGAATAGCCCTGGATTCATGATGTGTCACCTTCCTGCGGAGCATAGCAGTGAGAAAGCTGTGCCACCATACTTTCTACTGTCTGCCTTACTTTTTCGCTCGCTTTACCGACCATTTCTCGGTTTTCGTACCAATCGGTAACAAGAACAAGACAAAATAGTTTGGCAAGGTCATTAGTATTGTCAAATGTATTACCGGTAGCATTTTGTAAATATGTTTCGGCTGCTTTAATTAGCATTTGTAATGTGTTGTCTTCATCATTATGTTCAATGCGTAACCACTCTTTTACTTCTTCTAAAGAAATAATCAAGTCTTACCACCCCATTAAGGGGATGGGGATCTTATTCCCCATCTTTTAATTTTTCTAACTCAGCAATCGCATTCTGTTTCCCTTTGACTTTTTCGCCGTTCGGTAATTCGTAATAACCGCCACCGACGTGTTTAATGCCGTCTTCATCATCTTCATTTTCGATTTCTTCGTCGTTTTCGTGTTCTATTTCTTTTCCGATGTACCCCCATTCTTGAAGGTATTTTGCTCTTTTTTCATCTTCCGTGAAGTATTCATCACCTTTACCAAAGAGATCGCCGGTATACTTATCACGGAAAGGTTTAATCACTTCATAACTCGGCAATTTCAACTCCACCTTTCATTAAACAGTGTCAGTAACGTCTAATTGCCCAAATACCGCAGCTCCTGTATCCCAGAATTTATAATCATCGCGCATAATTGTACGAAGGTTCGTTGTATCACGAAGAAAAGCATCTCCGCCTTCTTTTGTGCTTGCTAGCTCAAAGAAACGACGGTTAAATACAACAATTAACTGTTTCAAATCACCGATAATGATTGGCGCTAATGAGGTAGTTGTTCCTTCTGTTTTCAAGAAACGATTCGAAACAACTACAACAGGACGTCCTTTGAACAATTTACGTCCTGGCTGAGTCGGGTCATCCTGCAGTAAGTAGCGCCCGTTTGCGTCTTTCTGCTCGTCCAGCCAGTGATAACCGTCTTGGTTCGTTAAGATGATGCTGTTTGCGCTAATAGCTGGATCCAATAGTACGTTAAGAACCTTTTTGATATTGTCGAAGTTGGCTAATGATTGTTTTGGCATTGTTTTCAATAAATTCGTGATGTGATAATTTCGTGTAACGACAGCTTTTTTGCTAATCCAATTCGTAACGTATTGCTCAATGTTTTGGTCTGTATCAGCAATTAATTCGTTCGTTAGAGGTAAAATGCCAGCGCGTTTTTTGAGAGAGTACGAGATTGGTACAAACTTAGGATTGTCCGTTTCTCCAATCAATCCATACTCATCGACATCCTGGAAAGGCACCATGTCCTCATCTTTTTCGAGTACACGAGAGCCACTAAGCGCTGTAACATTTTGTACATTCACATATTGAGAAAGGTCATTAAAATCTCGCATAAGCGTATAAATCTTTGTTTGAATGTCTTGAGGTAAAATCAGCCCAGAATCTCCATCTGCTTGTCCAACGACACCACCAGTATGCATCACCGCACGTTTTTCATATTCCACAATGATGCTTCGTTCGTCAGATGACACTGGACGGCGACGAATTGCCTTCATGAACACTTGACGATATTCACCTTCTAACTCGGCATCTTCTTTCGTTACTGTACGAGCTTCTCCGCTAGCTAAATGAGCTCCGCCAAGACCAAGTCCACCACGCTCTTCTTGCTCCAATTGCCGCTGCACTTCAATTTTCTTTTGCAATGCTCGCACATCCTCCATGCGCTTTTCAGCTTCTTCCACTTTATCCTCTCCCAAAAGAGAGCGAACTTCTGCTTTCATTTGCTCTAATTTCTGTAACATTTCGCGTAATTCTTTTCCCATATCATTCAACCTCCTGTAAAAAGTTAAAAAGAGCCGATTACATCAGCTCTAATTCCATTGTTAATTTTCTTTTTTTGTACTCGTTTGAAGCTCGCTTTTGTTGTTCGCGATATTCATTAAGAGATCGGACAGATACCTCGTTTGCTGGGTACGCTGGAAAAGCGACAGGAGAAATTTCATACAGTTCCGCATCCAAAATGGAACGCTTGTAAATTTTTTTGCCGTCGCGATCGACCTGTGACCATTTGTCTTTCGTGACTCGCATGCCAAACGATACACCATCGACATCCCCTCGTTTAATCACTTCCCAAGCGTCATTGCCGACAGTCGTATTCGGTAAGTCTAATTCAAAACGTAGTTCCTTTTCCGTACTTTCCAGGCGCAACGTTCCGCTTTTCGTGCTTCCAAGCACTTTAGATGCATCATGCGACCATAGACCAACAACCCCACGTGTTTTTAAGCTTTCATCAAATGCACCGGAAGCAATCTCCTCGACAAACGTGTCGCCCCACCAGTCCCGCATTTCAGCACTTTCAGTGTTGTACTTAATAGAACCTGATATTGTCCGTTGCTCTTCCCCTTCCGCTGATTTGCGAACTTCAATTTTCACTGGCAACGCCCGAATTTCCTTTGTTTCCATCGTCGCCTTCTTGTCCATTTTCTCCACCTCCTTTCACGTACTGTTGACCTGCCATTGTCAATGGAATGACGTTACCATTAAATACAAGCTGGTCACCGCCAGGCAAAGGTGGCTTCTCTTCTAATGCCCTCGCCTCGTTCGGCGTAATAAAACCTTTCTCAATCCCGATGCCATACGCTTCATAGCGTGTTTTAATGTCGCTTCTAAGCATGCTGTCAACGTTGAATTTCACGTAATATCCAGCGTCAATTTCACTATCGAGGAACAGTTTATACGTCATTTCCTGTTCATACATCGTCAAAATCGGCAGCAACGTATCAACATAGAACTGTCGCTGTTGCTCCGCCACATTCGTATGAGTCGCTCGGCTTAAATCGTTCAGCTGGTGCATTTTGATACCAAATGCCGTTGCGATCTGTCGGATCGTAAGCTGTGTATTTTCGAGAAATTGAGCATCGGACATCGATAAGCTTATCGGCTTAAATTCATATCCGATCGGCATAAGCGCAATTCGATGGCTATTTTTTAATCCTGCCGACATTTCCTCGAATTTTTCTCGGAATTTCTTCTGCGCCTCTTGGTTTAAATCACCGACATACTGAACAATCCCCTTTACCTGTAGCCCTTGCTTATAAAAATTATTGATAAATCTCCCTGCCGCAGCCGCATTTTCCACGGTTGCTCGTAAATATTCAAGTGGAGGCACTCCAACTATCCCATCTAGCGTCACGCCGCTCTTAAAATGCAAAATTTCGTCTGGCATCAGCTTTCGTCGCTCTGTTCCGACATCAACTTCATACCAAATGCGATTTTTACTGTTGAAAAGTCCAACATCGTCAATCCAAATGCGTACTTTACTTGCGTCAATCGGCCAAAACGCCACTATTCTGCCTTTTTGGTCAGTCTCAATATTGACGTATGCATTCCCATACGTGTTCCGCTGCGTTTCATTACACTTGGCGAAGTCAGATGCCGACATATATGGGTTTGGACGAAGTTTTAGTAGCCGATATAAGTAATGCTTTGTGGCTTTAATAACGCCATTTTCATCCTCTTTGTAAATTTTTAATGGCAATTTTGAGATTGACTCAGCTAATATTTTGATGCACGCAAAAACTGTTGCTTCTTTTAAAGCGTTTTTTCCATAAACGTTAACCTCACCAGGAGAAATACCAAGAAAATCTAAAAGTGCTGGGTCATTTAAGCTATATTCCATACCCCGGCGCTCAAAAGCACGTCTGAAAAACATTTATTCCTCACCTCCTTCATGGCGGATAACGTTTAGGTGGCTGTATTGCAATAAAAACACCTACAGCTAAAAAAGAACAGCCGAGCACATACAAGCCAGCCGTAGCACTTAATCGGAAAGTTGCCACGTTAATGAGCGTCAAACCAATCAAAATAAAAAAATCTTCCGCATAATCACGAAAGATTCTCCCTAATTTCTTCACTTTATCAACCCCACAGTCTATCTAAAAAATCATCAGTCGCAAATTCCGATACATCAACCGACTCGGCATTCGCAAACATCGCCCGAGCATGCGCGTTAATGAGTGCTGCTAGTGGGTCAATTCGGTCTGTACTTTTCGATTTATCGAGCATAATGTTTTCTTGGGCGTCTTTTCGTGTTACCGCGTTGCCGACCGCCCAAGACAAAACGGGATTATTGTTATGAATGATCTTCTTTTCGAACACTTTCGTTCGAAAATTCTTTGTCGGCTCCGATAAATAGCGAATCCCTTGTGGAATTTCTACTGTCACGAACCCATCTGCCTCAAGTTCCTGCATCAAATGACGTGCATTATATTTGTCATAGCAAATTTCTTTCACCGAAACGCCATGTGTTTCTGCAATCGCCTTGATATACTCACGAACAAACGTGTAATCAACGACCGCGCCTGGCGTTGTGGTAATCCATCCTTGACGAGCCCATTGATCGAATGGCATTTTGTCGGTTTTCACTCGCTCGTCTAGCTTTTCTTCAGGTATGAATGAGTGGGACAGCACGACAAATCGTCCATCACTCAATGGAATTTCGATAGAAACGCTCGTTAAGTCGGTCGTTGCCGACAAGTCAACGCCTACATACGCATCCAATCCACTGATATCCGGCACGTTTTCCGCGCCGCAGGCCGCCCAGCGATCAGATGATATATACCCTTGCGCCCGCTTATTAATCCATATGTTCATGTTTTTGGTGAGAAAATCATCCATTTTGTCCGGTTTTTCCAGAGCTTCTTGCAATTTTGCTCTGATATTCTCGATTCCTTCTGGATACGACGCTGCAATTGGATTAGCTTTTAGCCATGCCTTTTCATCTCGAATATCATCAATTAAATTTCCGTCCTCGTCTTTATCTAATTCGTTGACCATTGCGAAGTATCGTTCGTTTTCAACAGGACTATTCGGATCTAAAAGCTTCGAAACGTATTGATATTCACTCCGATAGCATGGGTTATTTAAGTTTACACCAGCTGTTGTAATGATCATTAGCAATGGCTGCGCACGTGCAATCATACCAGAATCAATAATGTTATAAATTTCATCTGTTTCATGCGCGTGATACTCGTCAATAATGCCGCATTGTGGGTTTAGTCCATCGCCCGTTTTCCTGTCCTCTTTAGAAAGTGGTCGAATGATTGAACGACTTTTAGGATGATGAATGGCACCGTATTTTACTTCATACTTTCCTTTCAACTCATGACAGCCCGCCAGCATTGCTTCAGTTTCATTCCAGACGATTCTTGCCTGTTCTGTCTTAGTAGCCCCTATATATACTTCGGACATGTTTTCACCGAAAGCCATTGCTTCATATGACGCTACACAAGCAAGGCTTTGCGATTTGGCATTCTTCCTTCCAACCTGCCAATATGCCTTTTTAAAACGTCGATAATCCGTTTCTTTATGCACCCAGCCATAAATGTTACCAAACACAAACACTTGAATTTCATGTGGACGAATGTGTTGCCCCTTAAGTACACCTTTCGTATGTTTAAAAAGCGTCATCCACTTGAGGAAGCGCATCGCTTTCGTTTCACTAAAAATGTAAGGGAAGTCTTCTGTTCCCTCTCGTTCAATATCCCTCAAAAACCGCATGCACGCCCATTTATGTTTCTGACAGGCAATCACACGACCATCAATGACGTCATGTGAGTAATCAATAAGCCATTGCTTCAGACTCATACTTCACCAAACTCCTGTTCAAACGGCGTCGGCTGCTTTGGTTCTTCCTTTGGCAAAGCAAGTTTTGCACGAGAGCTTGGCGTCAATCCAAATTCGACGGCCAGCGATTTCATTTGCTCATGTAATTGCTTTTTCTTTGTGAGCAATGGATGAGGCACTTTGTTTGTTTCCGCCGCCTTATTTGTGTATTCGACCATAAGCCCTTCTTCCTCAATGATCTGCGAGCACTTTACATAGTTAGAATACGCATCGCAGTACAAGGCAAGAGCATTTACATCTACATTTGTGACTAGCCCCACTTCTTTCAATTCCTTGACAAGCCGCTTAAATTCTTTTCTTGCTACATCATCTAACCAGTTCGGCGGTCTGACCTTATCGTCGTTCGGGCGTAACTTTGCTTCCGCTTCTTGTCGTGCTTCAATTTCCTTCTTCGTTAAATGCTTCGTACCTTGAATAAGAATTAAATCTACCGGTTTCGCACGCCGACCCATTTTCAACACCACCTTTCGTTTTGATTTTCTCCAAAAACTGTTATCCCCCTTTTACGTCAAAAAGGGAACTTTGTTCACGCTGAGGGGGGCGCGCGGTCTTGGGCGAGTCGGCTAAAACTTTTTGACCCGCCCCTCCCCGTATTTTTTCTTATCTTCGGCCGTTTTCTTGTTGTGACAAGCATTGCACAACGACTGTAGATTGCATAATGACAAGCGTAGCGACCAATCAACTTTAACAGGAACTATATGGTCAACAACATCTGCTGGTGTGATGCGCTTCTTAGCGAAGCAATGCTGACAAAGATGTTTGTCTCGATCCAACGCTGCGCGCCGAATACGCTGCCATTCTTTACTGTGGTAAAAGTCGCGAGTATTTTTATCGCGTACATATTCGTCATAGTAGCGATGGCGATCGTATTTTTTTTGTTGTTCTTTTTGCTGGTGCTCGTGGCAGTATCGTCCTTGTGTTAAATTCGAACATCCAGGAACGGCGCAAGGTTTCAACGGTCTACTCGGCATAAAATCACTCCAAATAAAAAAGCACCATGACAGGTGCTTCTTCAATAATTAAAATCGTAAGCTGATGTTGGTTTTGCTAATAGTTTTGACAGGCATTCCTCAAGTGTTTTACCTTCAACCATCTGTTCTATTTGCGTTTTACAATCTCCCGAAGGTGTTCCAAAGCATGCTCTCCAATTACCAGTAAATTTCATTAACACAAAATGCCCATCGTAAAACATATTTGCATGGTCTTTAACCATTTCTAGTAACTTGATTTCTTTTTCAGTCATACGCATTCTCCTCCTCCCACCTACTCAATTCGACAAAAGGAGGGATTTTCCTATATCAAAATTTCGTCAAGTTTCGACATCATTTCCTCCTAATTAGGCAATGATATTATTTAGAATGCGATTAGGGAGGAATAAATAATGCAAGATGAAATCATTTGGATTTTGACGATAATAAGTTTGTGTTTAAACATTCTGAACAACTTATTAAATTCGCTGCCTAAACTGCCTAAAAAAAGAAAAAATGATAAGCAAATTATAATAATAGAAAAATCATTCACTTCCTCCTAATCGCCCCACGCACTCTCTTGTACGTATCCCGACGAACGCCCATCAAATCAAGAAGTTCCCGACGGCTCAATTTCTCTTTTCGTTTTTTCTTCGGCTTTTTCTTGATGCTCTTTAGCTTCTTAATTTCTTTATCTGACAAACGCTCATACAATTTCATTCTCATCACTCCAAACAGAGCAAAATAAAAACGCCTGTCATTTAGACAGACGCTTCCTCTTTTCGATTTCCTCTTCTAATTCCTCAGTCGTAAATACACTAATCAATTTCTTCGCTACATCTTCATTCTCGTCTAGAAATTTAGCTAACTGCTGCAAAACCTTCAATGCTTCGTTAGCTTCTCGTTTCAAAGCCTTTAACCCTTTGAGTGCTTCGGACACATCAACATCCACTGTCAAAGTTCCCACACTTCTTTTGTTCGACTCGCGCATTTCTGCCATGTCGCAACACTCCTTTTATAATTTTTAAAATAAAAAACGCCACCCTGATCGGAGTGACGCAAGAAGAGAAACGTACCCTACTTCAAAATATCCACGATACAATCATAACACGCCTAAACAGAAATAATCTGTCGTCTTTCTGTCATTTTTCCCTCATTTTTCTTCCAGTTTTCTGTCATTCCGTTTTGAATTCTTATCAAAAAATAATCCCCACCAATTGTGATGGGGATTATTTCGAGTTAATCAATTTTAAAATTTCAACACCTACACTTGAAGCTTGTACCACTGTAGGTAACCAACTGAAAATTCTCTGCGCCCTGGTTTTGTCATTTTTGTTAATGGCCTCTTGAAGTTTTGCGGCATTTTCTAATGCATCTGCTTTTTCGTCCTCAGGACTTTCTTTTTTTATTACATCTAGTAACTGTTTAAATAGATCTTCAGCAACTGGATTGTTTATAATAACAGACTGAGTATTGCCGTCACCAGAACTTAAGTTAGTACTGTAGTTGAGCAA